TGTTCACCGGCGTCAGGCCCAGCAGGATCACGTTGTCGCGGATCAGCATCGGCCCGTTCGTAGTCCGGAGATCCTTGCACAGCTCATCGAGCTCGGCGTTGAAGAAGTTGCTCAGCGTCACACTCACGGCCATGTTGTCGACGTAGATCTGGCCTTCGCCCACCGTGTCCGTCGCGCCGGCCATATCGTCCAGCACCTGCGAACGCACCAGGTCCAACACCGACTCGATCGACGGATACGTGTTATTCCCACCAACAGCCATGAATGTCCTTAAAAAGTGTCCCGGGCTGAAAGGGAGACGGCCCTCCGCCCGGGATATCGTTAGCGCGCCTTTTTGGCCTTCGTCGTCCCTTTAGGACGTCCACGGCCGCGCTGAACTTGTTCGGCTCCAGAGTCCTCGCCTGTGTTCTCATCGCGCTGCTCGTCGCCATCACTGACGTCGTCGTCGTCGGCATCCTCACCAGCGCTCAGCTCCGGGAACAAATGCCACTTGCTCGGCGGCACGTCCTCGATCTTCTTCACGCCGGCTTCCACCGTGCGCACCCAATCGATAACGCAGATCGTGCCCAGCAGCTCGTTCTTGTGGAACGCAGCACCTTGCGGGATCTTCTCAAAGCAGTTCGGGCAATCTACCTTCACACGCCGCGAACGCATCCAGCTGTACTCTTCACCGAAGTGCTCCGCCGCGGTCCGGATGTCCAGCCCCTGCGAGCTCCCCAGCACCTGCTGGATATTGCTGTCGCTCATACCCTGCAGGCCGCTCAGGATGTTGCGGTAGTACGCATCGCGCCGCGCTTCTGCTGCCTTCAGCGCCTTCTCAAACGCCGGAGTGCCTTCCTCCGCGCGCGTAAAGAACACGCCCTGTCGGATCAGATCGCACTCGCGGCTGCTGATCGAGTACTTCGCCAGCGCACTCTGCGGCGGCAGATGGTCCATGCTCGTCCCGAATACATCGGGGTTCACAATGTTCATTGCCACGAACTCCGCGCGCTGGATCCGCACAACGGTCTCATTGAACTGGTGCGGGTCCGCTTCCACGCTCTGCACCGGGTGAGGAATATCCATCACCTTGATGTAGGGCTTGTCGGCGGGGCAGGTGGGGATCGCCACCGTCTTGTAAACGCCGCCCTCGACGATGAACGAAAAAGGCGAATCCGCCATCTTTCGTCTGTTCACCGAGTAGAGGCCGACGTAGTACTCCACCGGCCGAATCTTGTCCCCACCCAGCGATCGCACATGCGGGTTATCGCTTGAGGCGAAGCCGCTCGCGGCCCCGGTATTGATGGGCTTTACATCTGTGTCTGTGATCAGTTGATCTGGCATAGTCCGTCTCCTAGCTCCCTGTAAAACTTCCCTGGTGCATGCCCGGCCGCACGCGCCCATACTTCTTCAAAAACGTTGACATTTGCTTACGCATCATCAGCTCGCGGTCCAGCACCTTCTGCGTGCTGTGTCCCTGCGCCATCTTTGCGCTCTTCATCGCGTCGGCGAAGTTCGTGTCGAAGGCCTTGTCATCCGCGGCCTTCAGCCTCTTCGCCAGCTGCATACGCTCGGACATCTTCATGCGCTGCGCGGCCTGCAGCATCGGCAGCAGCCACGCAAAGATGAACCCGTCCAGCTGGTAATGCAGCACTTCGAGACGGCCGTTGCGGAACTCCTGGCTCGTCATCTTGAACGCCACTTCGTAACGGCCTTTCCACGGATACTCGCCCAGCGTCGAAAGTCCGGTGTACTCGTCGCGGTTCTCGAAGTAGTAGCTCCAGGGCGAACCATAATCCTCGGGCGGATGCCACTCCATCAACATCCAGCAAGGCTCACCATGGCCGCTCACGTCGCCGTTCGACATCATCAGCTGCCGGTAGCCCAGGAAGTTGTCATGCGGCCAGTAGCCGCCGGCGCGAAACGTCTCCGTCTGCCCCCAGCCAATCTTCCACAGCGGGCCGCCGTAGCGGTTCTTGCCTACCGCGCGATCGATGCGCTCCTGGAACTCAGGCGGACACTTGCGGCGTTCAATTGCGGGCATATTCTGCCAGTATCTGGTCGACCTGCTGCGGCGACGGTTCTGTGCCGCGATCTACCTCGGGCTCAGCGCCGGCATCGGGATCCTCGAACCATCCGCGAATGTCGTGCTTGTAAGCCAGCAGGTACTCATCGCCCGGCTTCTCGTCTTCGAAGTGGATCTCCTCTTCTCCGGAGTACTTCGAAAACTTCGCCACCACATTTACCGGCACGTCGACGTCCTTGCCGATTGCCACCACAAAGCCATACTCGCTCTGCTCTTCCGCAATCTGCGGCGCAACAATCAAGCCTTCTTTCGGTTTCGGCAGCCGCTTCAGCAGCAGCCGGTCCGTTGCCGGCCGGAACGCAGCCACGACGAAGATCTTCGGCTCCTCGACAATCTGCTCAACCGGTTGGTCGGCCAGGTCCGTTCCATCCACCGTCGGTGCGTGAAAGTTCTCAATGATATCGAGGGCCATCACTTCACCTCCGGTTTCACGTCGGAGGCCTTCGCGACAGCAGCAGCTGCAGCGTCCTTCGCGGGCTCAGGTTTTACATCCTTCACGATGGAGCTTGTGGCTTCATCGAAGTGATAGCCAGGATGCTCCGCAGCGATCGCCGCTTCTACAGCGCGCACAGCGGCCAACAGGTTATCGCGGTCGGATTCGTTCTTTTTGATCTTGTCGGCGATCGACGAAGGCACGGACGCCAGCAGCTCGTCGCGGTCCTTCACATTTGCCTGGAACTTCTCCGCCAGGAACCCGAGCGCCACCTGCTCCGTCGTTGATATCGCCACCGTATCGGTGCGCGGCTTCAGCGCCGGCGCAGCGGGCTTCTGCGCAACCGCAGCCGCCAATGGAAACAACAGCAAAAACACACTTCTCTTCAGCCACTTCATAAAGTCCGTCTCCTTCATGGTTATGGGGCAGAGATGGGGAACAGGGAGCATTTCTACTCCCTATTCCCTATTCCCTATTCCCTGTTACACGCTCAGCTGGCCGGCCTGCTGGATGTACAGACCGTGGCGCGGGGCCCGGTTGCACAGCTGGAAGCCGCCTTCGTACACGAACATCTTGTTCGTGAGGTAGGTGCCGTTCGTGGTGCCGGTATCGGGTACCGGCATGATGGTGTTGCCACCGCCGAAGTCGTACAGCCCGATCTCCTTCAGCTCGCCGAACGCCCAGTTCTTCGGGAAGATCAAGTCCGCGCGGTTCGGGCTTGCCGTCGCGCTGGTCAGGAACTTCTTTCCGCCGAACTTGTCCGAGAAGTCCTTGCGGGACTTCGTCGGTACAGCGTCGCCGCCTTCGATGTTCTGCGTGATCAGCGAGCTGTAGAACTGCGAATCGATGGTGTACATCTGGTCCGGAGTTCCGTACCAGAAGCCCTCACCGAGCTCCTTCGCGCGATCGCCGCACGCCCTGGTCAACAGCACCAGTGCACGCTGCGCCACGCTCGGCGTAATCGGCGCGCCGGCGAGGTTGATCGTCGGGGTCGACAGCCGGCCGGGGTAGTTGGCTGCGGGAACGCCGGCGACCGTACGGGCATTGCCGTTCTGGTTCCAGTACTGCAGTCCGAGAACCGAAGTGCCGGTTGCGCCGGATGCGCCCAGAGGCATCAGGTAATCTCCCACGACAGTGCCGCCAGGCAGCGCCGTCGAGAAATACAAGCCCTGGACAACCGGATCGACGAAGCTGATCGTCGCCGTGCCGCGGGCCGTTCCGCCTTCCGACGGAAACACCTGGACAACCTGCTGATCGGTAAACCGGGCCGCCGCGTTCATGCCGACGATCGAAGCCGTCTGCGCGCCGCTGCCGCCGGTGGTGATCGTGGCCGTGGTGGGGATCTGGTCGAATGCGCCCGAACCGTCACCGTTGCAGAAAGCCTCGATGCCGTTCATGTACTGCTCGAGCGAGCGCTTCACCTCGTCCTTGGTGATCGACACGATGCCGCGTTCTGCGCCATCGGTCGCCATCTCGGCAAGGTGCGTGATTTCGGTCACACCGAACATCCACACCGGCTGCATCGCAAACGACGCCGTGGTCGAACCGGAACCGCGCAACAGGCTGGTGGAGTCACCCGTACCGACAGCGATCGGCGCGCCGCCCTGGATGAGCATGGATTCGCGCCAGGCCGCGCGGGTCGTGCCGCCACCGTTGGTAACGTTGGCTACGTCGACGTGCTTCGCGGACTGCTTGAACTCGGTGTAAAGGGTCTTAAACGTCGGCCACAGAATGGCCAACTCTTTGCCGACCTGCTCGAGTTCGATCGACTCGACAGCGGCTTCGTTCATTGGATTGGGCATAGTCCCTCCGGACAAAAGAAATCGGCCCCGTCAGGGCCGTTGGGTACTGCGTTCTTTTGGCTTCGGAAGGTCTTGGATTTCTACGGGACTTGCACCCGCATCCATTGCCCGTACAGGCGTTCTAGTCTTAAGCGTTTGCGCGCTGGGTGCCTGTACGTTGTGCTGCTGTGTTGCTGGTGAAACAGCCCCTCCGAAGAGGGGCTTTTGATCTAGGCCCTGATGAACTTCACGGGCACAATGCTCAGAAGTTCAAGCAGGTCATCAAACTCGGGATGCTTTGCAAGCAGCTCGGCCGCACGGCGGTTGCGCTGTTCGCGCTCGCGCAGCTCTTCAGCTTGCTTCGCGGCGTAATCCGCGCTCTCGCGGAACTGTTGGACAACAGGGCGGTTCTGCGCATTTACTGTTCGGCATATATCACAGTCGCATCCTGAACCGATCCAACTCGTCTGTAAGGACTGCTCTCCACTCCCAATCCCGGCGCTCTGCGTGGGGTCCAGCGCTTCATTTTTATTGCTCATGATCCGTCTCTCATGTTTCTCTGACGGTGGTCGTCACCCTTTTATCCCGTTGTCAGCAACAGGAAAACTTGTTGTCAGCGCCACTGAGCGCGTTTGCCGCTCTTCAGGACCGCCTTGCCGTTGATCACGTCGGTGTCCTTGTGGTCGTAATTGATGTCCTTCCGATCAGGCGGACCGGCAACCTTCACCCATCCCGTATCGGCGGCCGCTCCAGCTCCAGCGCCGGCAGCGCCCGGCTTCTTCTTCGGCGCCGTCGGATCGATTTTGTCTGTCTTCGGCGTCACCTTGCGCGGCCCGTAGTACGTCTCCACCACGTCGTCGATCGCCGCCTGCACCGTGCGGTCCGTAAAGCCGTTCAGGTGCGCCGCGGCCTCGGGCTTCGGCATCTTGCCGTCGAACTTCGACTGCAGGGTGCTCATGAAGGTCTTGTCGGCCTTGCGCCTGGTCTCGATCTCGCGCCACACATCCTGCCGCAGCTTCTCCACGGCCTTCGGGCTCAGATTTAGGCGCTTGATATCCGCCGCCAGCCCCGCATCGATCTTCCCGGCCGAGTACTCCAGATTCGAATTGAACGTCTGCGTGATCGCCGCGGTTTCCTTCTGCTTCTGGAACTCCGTCTTCTCCTGCTCAAACGCCTCGCGGTCCGGATCCTTCCCCGCCGGCTTCGCGCCCTGCATCAGCCCCTTGTAGTACTGCACCAGGCGTCCGATGAGGTCCTGCATCCCGGCCTTGTCGTCCTTGTTGAACGCATCCACCAGCGCGTTCAGCGCACCCGGCATGCCATCATTGTTCAGCATGGCCACCGCGTGCGGCGTGATGATGCCCTTGTACGCCGTCGGATTTAGTTTCTGAACCTCATCCAGGATCGGCCCCGTCAGCTTCACCATGCCCTCGGGAGCCTGCTGGAATATGTCCTTCAGCACCGTCTTATCGCCGGCCGCCAGCTGCGCATCCACGCGCTGCATCGTCGCATGGCTTTCCACCGCGGCCGTCACCGCATCGCGGCCGCCCACGGTGTCCATCCACTGCTTCACCTCGCGGGCCTCACGCACGGTCGGAAACACTTCCTCATACCCGCGCACCTTGCCCAGCCGGTTCGTAACTTCCTTGGCGAGGTCCGCCGTCTCGGGATTGGCCTTGAGCTGCGCCAGGTGTTTCCGAATCGCGTCGGGATTTTTGCGCCCGTCCTGCTTGTCGTCTGCCTGGCCTTTATCGATCGGTAATCCAGTATCAGGGTCGATCTCTTGTTCACCACCCTGCTGCTGCTGTTCCCCACCTTGCTCGCCACCGGCTTCGGGCGTCTCCACCACTGTGCCAGCCTCTTCTCCTTCAGCCATCAGGCCGTCGAGAACCAATCCTTCAAACTCCATAATCCGTCTCCATTACAGCGTTTTCCCTGACATCGAAATCTTTTCTTCCGTCGGCACACCCGTCGGCGTAACACCCGTCGTCGTACGCGTCACTTCATGCGGCTCCAGCGGCTGCGTCACATCCTGCGGCGTAACCGGCAAGCCGATCTCACCCAGCGCCGTCGCCTGCGCCGGCGGAGCCAGCTTGTCCACCGCGACCGTTGCCGTCACCTTCGGTACCAGCGGCTTCTGATTCTTCGCTTCCTGCTGCTTGGCGCTGGCGTCATGCTCCTGCCAGTGCAGCATCAGGTTCGCCCAGGCGTCCTTGTCTTCCTTCTTCTCGGAAACCGACAAGCGCCGGCCTTCCGGTGAATTGATCATGCCCAGGCAAACCAGTGCTTCGACCGCATCATTCTCCGAGCCATCCGCACGCACCGGAACGCTCGAAACCTCGTCCGGCAAGCCCTGCAGCAGCTGCGCGGCCTGCTGCATCATCTCCTGCGCCTGCTGCAATTGTGGCAACGGCTGGTCCGGCGTCTTCATCTGCTCGACTTCGAGCAACCGGATCTGCTGCTTGCCCTTCTCGATCGTGGCCTCGAGCAGCGCCTTCTTCGGGTTCGGCGTCGGCGCGCCCTTCAGCAGCACCTCAAACTCGCCCTGCTGCTTCTCCACCGCGTCGGCTGAAGGAATCACCGTGCCTTCCGGCATGAACTGTTTGAACAGCGCCGCATTGCGTGGATCGTTCATCAGCTCGATCGCAAACTCATTGCCCGCGCCGGCGGCCGAGAATATCTCGTTCCATCGCGCCTCGCGCTCTGCCCAGGTCTCCGGGAAGTTAGCATCACCCTCCGGATAGGCCACAATGTCGCCACCCTGCAGGTCGGCAATCTTTACACTCAACCGGCCCTTGCCTGGCAAAATCGAATCCACACTCGCATCGTCCGGCTGCACGCGCGCCGCCCAGCGGATCCCCAGCTCCGTCAGCTTCGCAATGCCACCGCACAGGGATTTCCAGCTCTCGCCCAGGCGCCCCATCGCATTGCCGTTCTGCAGCCGCGATTGTCCCAGCGTCTCCGGATCGTCATTGCTCGAAGCCGACAGCGTCGGCATCGCTCCCGTCAGCAGCTCCGCCAGCTCGCCGGCGAAGTACCGGATAAAGTCCGGCAGCGACGCCTGGTGCGTCGGCATCGGGAACGCCACCATGGTCGCGTTCGCATCTTCGCCCGGCGGCAGCATAAACGGCTCAATCGTGCCCACTCGCACCGAGCTGCTGCGCATCTTGTCCACGTTCCACACATCGCTCCGCAGCCCCACCCGCGGAATCGTCTTGCGGAAAAACTCGTCGATCAGGTCAACCCAGTTATTCAGCCGCAACTGCGGGTTCACCATCGCTTCAGTCAGCGACCGCCGGTTCTGTCCGGTTCCGGAACGCGCATGCATCCCGACCAGGACCTCGTCCATGCTCTCGTTGCGCACAAACCCCAGCTGCTTGCCGGCATGCACCGCCAGGAATCCCTTCGGAAACGTCTTCCAGAACCAGCCGCGCAGCGTCTTCGGGCAGGTGTCGTCCATGTACATCTCCGGACGCATCCACGTAAACGTCACCGTCACATCGCGCAGCAGGCTGTCGCCGGTCGTGCGCTGTAGCGCCAGGTTCACCGTGCACCGAGCAATGCGATCGAGCGCAATATCCGCGAAGTTCCCGCAGCCCTCGATCTGGTCGGTGATCCAGGGCATCATGCCCTTCACAATCGCCTTATCCCACTCGTCGGAGATCTGCCGCCACGGCATCTGCCGCTGCCCCGCCGCCATGATCGGGCACTTGTCGCTCAGCTTGCCGTAGATCTTCAGCAGCGAGCGGATCCGCGGCCGCTTGGGCGCTGCGGCAGCTGGTTCGCTGTTCCCTGTTCCCTGTTCGCTCCCGCCGCCTTCCGTTTCCGGTACCACCGGCGGCGTGTCATCCTCAAATCCCCACTGCTGCGCATCGGCCCAGGGAGCCATGTAGCCCAGGGCTCGGCCGTCCGTGCAGAAGAACCGCGCAATCTCCGCGCAGCGCTCGGGATAATCATTGTCGTGCGCGATGAAGTGCTTGTACTTGTTCGCGCCGTCAGCCGCGGTGATCGATCCACCGTTCCCCGGCTGGCCTGGGAAGATCTGCGTCCGCGGAACATCACGCGTCAACGCCGATACCAGAATGTCGTTATGAGCCCCGATCACGCTCGTCGGGTAATGCCCCTTTACAACGGCCGATCCATACGGCCCGAACTTCGACTTCGAATCCGATCCGTCGATCTCCCAGCCGTAGTTGTCCGCCGGCTTCAGGTTATGGAAGCCGCGGTCCATCATCTCCTGGCGCCAGGCGTTCTGCACCTCCAGCCGGCGCGCGGTCGGCTGGCACAGCGCCACCTGCTCAACCATCGCGTTCACCGCGTTGGTCTGCTCAAGCGTCAGCGTGTCTTCGTCATCATCGCCGGTGATGTCCTTCAGGAACGGCAACCATTCCTTCTGGTCCGACACCGGGAACGCCGCAAACGTGCCCAGCGGCATCGACGCAGGATCGAACTCCTCCTGGGGCTCCGTTGTCTCGTTTTCGTCTTCAGTCACCGGCGGATCGAGCAGCTCTTCGGCCATTACTTCTTCATCGCCTTCAATCCCTCGGCCGAGATTGCCCGTTTGCGCTCCAGCGGATTATCCGAGTGCTCGGCTGACTTCAACCGCGAAGCCGGGATCGTCTGATCGGTCGGGATGTGCAGCATGTGGTGTAGCGCACCCTTCTTCACGTTGAACTCACCCTCTTCGCCCAGGTCAACCTTCTTCGTTCCGTACATCAGCGGCTCCTTCTGATCGCAAACAGCAGCCACACCACGCTCATCCCGAAACCAGTTCCCACCAGGAACGCGCTGATCGGGTCGCTCACGCGGCTTTCTCCGCCGGCGCACACTCGCCACAGATCGGCCGCACTGAGCTGTTATCCGGCTGGCCATGCTTGTCGTTCTTACGCAAGCGGTGCATCGCCGGCTGCAGGCACGCCGCGCAACTCCGCGGCGTCCGCTCCCGGTAGTAATCGCGATCGACAAACAGCCGCGGGCTACTCAAACTCAGCCCCTTCCATGGCGCCGTCATCCTCGGCAGGAGCGCCTTCGCTGGCCAGCGCTTTGCCGCGATCGCTCGCCTCGTCAGCGCTGCCATGGTCGCTCTCGGTCGCATGTCCGTCTTCATGCTCCGAATGCACATGGTGCTTGCCGGCAGCGTGGTCGTGAGTGATGTGCACCACGTTCGCCGGGCCATGCGCCGCCACGGTCTCCTCGGGCGATTCCTCGCCCATGCCCTCGTCAGCGCCGCCGCCCTGGCCGGGCATCTTCAGCGGGTCTTTCTTCATCCCGCCACCACCGCCGCCCATCGGCGGAAGCTTGCGCTCATGCGAAAGCATCGCCTGGCGCCCGCTGAACATCTTGCCATCGCGCGCAGTCGCCATTAGCTGGCCGACCCTTCATCGGCCGAGGCCTGTATCTGCTCGACCACGGCGACCATGCCCTCTTCCGCCTTCGGCGAGCTCGGGGTAGGTGCGACGCCATTGGTCGGATAGTCCGTGCCGTCGCCCGCCTTGGTCCAGTCGCCGGCATCCTTATCGTCGCCGCCCGACTTCGTCTCGGCCGCTGCAACAGGCGGAAGGTGGTCCACTCTGCCCTGCAGCTCGTCGACCTTGGTCTGCAACGCGCCTACAGTCTCCAGCTGCGAAGCAATCACGGTCTGAGCCGCGATCGCCGCGCCCAGCTGCGACGCATCGATGTGGCCACCCTTATACAGGTCCGCAATCGCATCCACCGTCAGCGTCTCCAGGTAGTCGGACGTATAGGGCTGCGGTTCCTCTGCCGGCTCAGGCTCAACCGCCGTCAATCGTGCTTCGAGCTCGGCCACCTTGGCGGTCAGCTTTTCAATCTCTTCGTCATAACGCATCGTTTTTCTCCTGTTGTGTTGCTTCTGGTTCCACTTCCAAACTCATCGTCGACAGCTCATCCTGGAACGCCACCGGCCCACCGAAATCCGGGACCACTCTCGGCTTCGCCGCCGCGGCCTTCGCCAGCTTCTCGCGCATCGCATCCGTCTCAGCCACAGCCAGGCGGACACGCAGGTCCTGGATCACCGCCTGCAGATCCTTGATCCGCTCTGCCAGATCCTGACGCTGCTGCAGCCGCAACATCGCCTCGCGCTGCACTTCGAGGTTCCACAACTCTCGATTTCTCAAGAGCTCGTCCTCGATTGCCTGCAGCTGCCGAGACCGAACTAAAATATCGAGCGCCGACCGAAACCACTTCGCAAACTTCATCTGCGCTTCCTTTTTGTTCCGTACCAGGTCAAGATCCCGTTGGCCTCGTCGTAGTGAACCGGAACGCCATAAGCGGCTTCGAGTTTCACCAACTCCATCCGGGCGATCTCAGGAGCTAAATGCCGGACAAACATGTTCGTGCACAGCGACTCCGCAATCTTTCGAATACTCATGCGACAAGCCCCGAGCCGTGTTCTTGCGCGAAGCGCGTCTCGCCGACCGCGCAGGTTACATCCATTCGGGCTTCCTCTCCGGTTCCACGTCGCGCTTCTGCCGCTGCATCGTCAGCTTGTACTGCTCCAACCGCTTCTGCAGCGGATCCTCGATCGCCGCGATGCGCTCTTCGTCCTTCACTTCCTGCGGCTTCTTCGCCGTATTGAAGAAGTTGTAAGGCCCCATCGCGAAGCCGTCGTAACAGTCGTCAGCCTTGCCGTCGACCTTCAGCACGTCCTCGATGTTCTTTTCATCCCGCATCAGCTGCGGAATCGCCTCGATGATCTCGGGGCATGTATCGAGAATCACCAGCCCGTTCGTCTCGAACAGGTTGTGGAGCATCGTCGCTTTGCCCACGCGAGATCCCGCTGCGGCGTTATTCCTCACCGGCCCAGGCAGACCACGCTTCATCAGCTCGCGCGTGATCTCCACGCTCGGCGCATGCGGCTGGTTCTCTTCCCGCTTGATGAACTTTTCGTGCGAGAGATAAATCGTCTTCAGCGACCAGGTCGGCTCTTCCCCCGCCTGCTTCTGCCCCGGCAAACCCAGCTTCGTCATCGCCGCGACGTTCTCGCAAAGCTTCGCGTAATTCTCCCCGCGGTCCACATACTCGCGGTAGCAAACAACCTTTTCCTTGTACTCACCGCTCAGCTGCTTCACCAGCGCGATCGTGAACCAATAACAAGCGGTCCAGTGCGCACGGCCCCAGTCCCAGCCGATCCACCGCGGCTGCCACGTCTGCCAGATGATGGCGTCAGGATCCTTCGCCAGGCTGATCGTGTTGCGAGTCTCATCCCAGCAATCGAAGTACTGCCCCACCACGCTGTCCGCATAGCCATACAGCAGCTTGTCGCGCAGCGCCTTCGG